TACCCATAAACAGTTTGGTTGATACAATTAATTTCTGCTTTAAGTATGGAATAATTGGAACAAGTTCGCCATCTATAGATACCACCCTAATTGGCCCAGAGGATATAGAGGAAACACCAGTTTAGTCCGCCCACTGCCTAATGGCACTACAATTCCTACATAACATAATGTAATCTTTCAGTTCTTCTTTTAATTTTTCCAAAGACATATTTTTTGCCCTACTTAATTGATATGTATTATCTTTTGAGTAAAATTCATATACAGGAGTAGGGTATGAGATGCTACAGTCTTGACATATTCCTCCGCGTTCTTCAACAATTCTTTCAAGCTTTTCTTCCAATTTAAGCATCTTTACTTTATTCTGACATTTTACACAATAGCTAAAGGGCTTGCCACTATCCTTCCGAATATAGAACTCGTTCTTGTTTTTTATCTGCTGGCATCGAACACAAAAAGCCTCGTTTTCTTTTAATTCTACAATATATGAGCGTGTGTTTTTGCTGCCCAGCGGGCTACATTTGATACAAAACTTTCGGCCAGTTAAAATGTGATCTTGGCCGTTTATATTGATTTTATTAGGGAAATCTTCTTTACAGTTTTTGCATATTGGCATGTCGCCCTCCACCTATATGTGTTTGTATTGATAGTCTTTTTTTATCTATCATTTCAATATGTTGGAATTTAAAAAAACTATCAATAAAAACTCATTACGATGAAGTGCTATATCTTTAGATTAAGGGTATGTTATTTATGGTTTTTTGACTTTTAATTGTAGGCTTAGCATAGAAAGGCAAACTATTTAGGAGGATCGGTTTAATGCCTAATATTCCTGGACTTATAGGATACACACAGCCAGATGTTTTTTCTCGTGTACGCACACTACAAAGGGCGCTCTCTATACCTGGTGGTCTTCGTATTCTCAGTGTAATTGGAGAAGGTCGTAGGGAGGAAACAATTATCGAATCCGCTCAGGGTAGTGGATTGGATGGATTTAACCCAACTTTTACCGCGGCATCTGATGGCTATGGACGTTTTGTCCGTCTGTCAAATTACCCTGTTATATCGAATCGTACTACGATTCTTTTTAACAATGCTCCACTTCGCATTGTAGAGGGAACCATAGATGGGACAAGCTTTTCGGCAGAATATGATGCCAAACTTGAAATTGCTACTGGTAAAATAGAGCTACAAAGCGCAACTATTAAAGATCAGGGCGGCAAACTATATAGCGTATCTGCCGCGAATGTGGGCGATGGATATCTGTCTACACCAACACTCTCTGACGTTAATACGCCTCCAGAAATCTGGACAATTAGGTGTAGCAGTGTTCTGAAAGATGGATATGGAACACCAATTCGTGGAACCGCATCTTTTATTGCCAGGGGCACCGTATCTGGACAAATCCTTGATGGATATGGCCAGCCATACATATGGACAAGTGATGGATCTGTTGTTGATAATGGTATCCTATCGTTTGCTATTTTTAACAACCCAGCTCCAGCGCAGCCATTTGCTGTTGGTGATAAGTTTACAATCGAGGTTGAGAGTAAAGTTCTACAAAGCATGGACAATCTTGAGGCCAGATATATTGCTACCGTTGATATAAATGATCCACAAACTTTCACGGAGCCTAGTAAACTTTTTAGTACCTATGGTACTCCAAGCACCGACAACACTTTGTCGTTGGGTTCTCAGATGGCATTTGAGAATGGATCTACATCAATATTGGCACTTCAGGCTAAACCACCATTGCCAAGACGCACATCAGAGATTGTACTACCAGTATATGACTCTCTAACTGGCACGGGCGGAGCTACAGGAAGCGACGATGCTGATGATCTAATTTTTGCCATTACTGCTCCTGGGCTACCAGATAGCGATACTCAAGTTAATTTGTTTATTATCAATACAGATGATACTGAAGATCAGATTTTCCCTAACAAAGTAACGTTTTATGATCCAACTATAACAGCGGCTTTCGCGACATATGAAGCTACTGGAGTTGATGCGCTAATAATGGCTGAGTTTATGAACCCAGCTCAAAGTGGCTTTTCATATAGTTATACCGTAGTTAGTGACGACAAGATTGAACAGAATGGTACTGATGGCGCTATCACTCCGATTGGTGTTGGATCCACGGCAACTTTTTATAGCCCAAGCGCTATATTTAAAACCGCTGATCTAACTGATGGAAAATATATCGATATTTTCCAAACTGGTACTGCCAATGAGGGTAGGTGGGAAATAACCGCGATAGTATCTGCCAATACAGTAAGAATTGCCAGGACTGGCGGCTTTTTCGTTACAGAGTCTAATATACAATGGCAGTTAATTCTTCCTAGCAGTGAATCTCAAAGATTGTTATTTACTACTGATCTTGCTTTGGCAAATAGAAAGGGATTAAGAATTTCCTACATTGACAACAAAGATGCGGAATTTTATGATGCAAACTGGGCCGAGGCGCTAGATGTTCTTGAAACTCAAGATGTTCAGATTCTTGTTCCATTGCCAACTCAAACATTTTCTGCTATTCAGCAAGCATTTAGGGTTCACTGTGAGCGTATGTCTTCAACCTATTACAAGAGGGAAAGGATTCTTCTTACTGGCGCTCTTCAGGGTTTAACTGTTGATAATGTTCTAGGCACCGAACTTGCTGCCGTAGAAGATATTGGCATCTTAGAGGGTATACAGGGCGACGATGTAGAAGAGGTATTGGATGGAAACATTGAAGACCTCGCAAACTATGGAGTTGCTTATAACTTTGGTGATACTTTCCGTGTAGTTTATTTCTACCCAGATGAGATTATCAGAGTTATAAATGGTACGCGTACCACTTTACCAGGATACTACATGGCTGCTGCCGGTGGTGGTTGGTTGGCTGGTGAGCCAAATCTCGCAATGCCTCTTACCTATAAGGTTCTTGTTGGATTTACAATTCTTAATAACAAGGTATACAAGCAAACCGTATTGGATAAACTAGGCGATGCCGGTATTACCGTTGTACAGCCAGTTACTGGTGGTGGAAGAGTACAACACGGCAAGACCACAACGCAAAGTGGCGCACCAGAAGAAGAGGAAATTTCGATCGTTGCGATTCGTGACCATTTAGCACGTACTATGCGTCGTAGCTTTAGGGCCTTCATTGGTCAGCCAGAAGACCCAACTTTGATTCCTTCTTTAACACAAAGGGCAATTAAGTTGCTTAATGCCTTCACATCACAGAATCTCATTACCGATTATAGAAATCTGTCGATATCTAGAGATGATGTAGAGCCAAGGCAGTACAATATTGTTGTTGAGGTTCAGCCCAACTATCCTACCAACTGGATTTTTGTGGACATTAGCGTAGGCTTGTTCTAATAGAAAATGGCTAAGTATCCCCAATCCGGAAGTCTCGTGGAAAATCGCATTAACAGTGGGCTGTCGACCCAGATCACCATCAAAGTTGATAGTACCACTGTTGGTGCCATCCAGAGAATATCAATAACACAAAGCCGTGACCTACATAGGTGGGAAGAAATTGGAACCGAGGGCGTTGTAGAAATACATCCCAAAGGCGCGGCTAAAATAGATCTTGCTGTTGATCGCATTGTGTTTGATGGTATGAGACTTCCAGAAGCATTTGCGAGGGGATTTATTAACCTACAATCTCAAAGAGTACCATTTGATATTCATATTATTGATCAGTCTGAGGTAAGTCGTTCTGGTGACGCAATGGTTCATGTTTTTAATAATTGTTGGTTTCGTCAGTATAATCCACAGTTTCGGTCAGATAGTTTTATTGTTTCTGAATCTGCTCAAATATGGTGTGAATATGTAACCACCACTCGTAATGGTGTAAGCGCTGTTTTTGGTGGACTTCGTGGAATTGCTTATGAATATGATACTATAGAGCGGGCAACAGATACGAGGGGACAGATTGGTAGATACGAAAAGTTAGACACAGGAAGATAAGGAATTAATTTTATTGGAGGACTAATTAAATGGCGACCTACCCTATTTCTGGTAGTACACTTAGAAGTAACATATCCACAGGTCTTTCGACTCAAATATTGATAAAGGTTGAGAATGAGACGGTTGGTGCTATTCAAAGTATTAACATTACGCAGAGCAGAGGCCTAGAAAGAGTCAAAGAGATTGGTCTTGACGGAATCTTGGAAATTGTTCCAAACAAGCCAACCGAATTCGAGGCAACCATTACGAGAGTAGTGTTTGATCGTTTGAGACTAACAGAGGCTTTTAAGAGAGGATTTATTAACATTAAGTCTCAACTGCTTCCATTCGACATTCAGATTATTGATCGTACCAATGGAGATGGTGAGGGTGCTGTTGTTCATACTCTTGAAAATTGCTGGTTTGCCAGATATTCTCCACGGTATCAATCTGATAACTTCATCATTCAGGAAGAGGCTCAGATTTGGATCGAAGATATCCGAACAAATCTTGGCAACAGCCAAAGCACTGCCGTTACTGGAGGCGCTCGTGGTATTCAGCCGCAGACCGATACTTATGGCAGAGAGACCGCTACAGATTCTGGTTCTGGTGGGGCAACGCCTGGTGCCGGCTACAGAGGCACCATGGATGTGGCAAACATCACAAACGCTGTTTTCTCAGAATAATGTTTATTGACCGAGGGAGGTATCATACTTCCCTCGGCCTTTTTCCCACCAACAATCTGATGAACCAATCAATTAAGAAATTTCAAAATTTAATTGAATTTAATTAAACCGTTTAGGTAACAGGAGAGGTATATCAAATGATAGAGATGCGTCATAAGACTATGGGCACCGTAGGTGCGCCAATGCAAAAAGAAGAAGAGCCAATGCCCCAAATAGATTTGCAGTCCCTAATAGAGTTGGGATGTATTAAGGAAGAGGTTGCTATCGGGAATGTTAAATTTGTGTTACGTTCTCTTAGTGCAACTGAAAGAATGGAATTAGCTAGAGAATTTGGTACAGAAAAACTTGCCGATGGTGATCTATTTAACTTTAACACCAAACTGTTGGCACTGTGTATTGACACAATCAATGGAAAATCATTAGCCAGTTTCCATCCAAGCCCTTCTCAAGATGAGATGCAGGTTAAGATGGAGATTATTGTGGCACTACAGCCACCTGTCATAGGCAAACTTCTTGATTCATTTGCTGACATTTCTGAACGATGCGATAAGCAGTTCGGGATAGAGCAAGTAAAAAACTAGCCGAGGGGCCATCACACAGGCTTCGCTGGAAGCTTTGCAAGATATATCAAAAACGTGTCGATGACCCAATGTTTGAAACAACAAACGATGCTCAGTTGATATGGTATCAAATGCAGACCCATTTAGATATGAAAGAGGAGTTTGAGATGTTAAGGGATGTTGCTGAACATAACGCAATGTTTATGAACCCTGAAGGCGTACAACAGGTTAGAGATGCCAGGGAAAACACCTTTACGATGTCAGACGATGATTTTAACGATATGCTAGAAAATACTTTTGGAAGGGCGTTATCAGGAGAAAGTGAAAACGAACTTGATGTAATGGAAATGCTTAAGTCAGATCGATTAACATCCAAATATTCGCAAATTGTAGATATGGATCTTGATGACGTTAGTTTTACACCCTTCAAATGAGGTTATAAATGGCTGAATATACCCCAGTAGAATTAGAGGCTTTATCAAAAATTACTGTTGCTACTACCGACAATATGAGCAAGCTTGGGGTGGCTATTGCTGCCGTCACTGAAAAAGCCGGCAAGCTGTTAGCCTCTGGAGATAGAGCCGGATATGAAGCTGCTACAGCCTCAGTTGAAAAGTTAACTTCAGCCTATGAAGCAATGAAAAAGGTTTTGTCAGAGCCTCTTGGAAACATTATTAACGAATTAAAAAACTTTATCTCTACTACTAGGGACGCAAGCGGCGAAAATCAAAAACTTGCATCAACTCTAAAAACAGATGTAGTATCTGGTTTAGATGGTATGGTGAAGATGTTTGAACAAAACGCTGGTTTGATGGCTTTAAACAAAATGTCTTTTATAAGGGATATTGCCAGTCCAATAAGAGAATTTAAGGGACTGTCATCCGGTTTTTTGAGTGGAGCTAATCAAAGTTTGAAAGAAGTTATGGACACGCAAAATCTTGCGCGTTTTAATTTTATGGCTCTTGGCAAAAGCATTAAAGATGCAGATGCTGAAGCAGAACAATTTCCAGAACGAATGAGGGCTAGCGCAAGAGCGCTTGGTCTTGGTTTAGAAGAAGCAAATAAATATACTCAGGCTGTTCATTTAATTCCAGATGCTCTTAAAGTTGCAAATTCAGCACTAGTAAATTTTTCATATCTTCAAGATAAAAATATTACCATAAGTCAATTGGCTCAGGTCGGAATGAAGGCGTGGGGTCTATCATCTACAGAAGCGGCTAGATTTCAAAATACAGCATTTACACAGTTAAATCGTGATGGTGAATCATTCATCAATATGTTGGGTGAGATCCATGGAGCCGTTACAGATTCTGGCGTGCCCTTTAATATAGCATCTAGGCAGATTTTGAATGCTAGCAGTTCTCTTGGCATTTTTGGTAAGAATGCGGATATGGCTACGAATGTGTGGAAGTCTTTTGCTACGACATTATCCTCTAGTGGTGTTGCTGTTGAATCGATCGGTAAAATTGTTAACCAGGTTACAAGCAGCATTGCAGGAATGAGCGTTCAAAATCGTGCTTTTATCAGTATGATGAGCGGCATGTTTCAAGGTGCTACAGCACTCGGTGGGGCGTTGAAAATGGAATTGGCCATGCGTTCTCCTGGTGGATTAGAACAAGGCCTTGAGGCGCTAACCGGAAGTCTGGCTAAATTTGGTGGCGGTAAAGTAATCACTCTCGAAGAAGCTGCGCAAAATCCTCAACTTGAAATGCAGTTTGTTCTACAACGACAGATGCTTGGTAAACTTACTGGAATAACAACTACAGAACAACAAAATAGAGTTTTAGAGGTTTTACAAGGAGTACAGCGTGGCGGAATCTCCAGAATAGATGGTAGTAAACAGCTTAATGATCTTATGAAACGAGGAGCGGATGTACAATTAAATTCAGTAACTGCTATAGAAAAACTTGAGCGTACATTTGGTGATGGAGCAAGAACATCTAATCAATATTTAAGAAATATGGCTAACGATTTATCTATTATGCAGGGAACTGGAATGGGGATAAGAGGTGGTGGTGGTGAAGTTACTTCCGCGCTAGAATCTCCCCATTTAAAATATGGTGGGGCACAAGCACAAACTGCTGCTGGTAATGTTAAAGCTGCTGAAGCTACCAGAAGAGAGGGGGCTGAAGAGTTAGGAGCAGATGCTGCGCGTCTTTTTAGACTAAGCGGCAGAGAACTTGAAAGAAGAAGAAAGCTGGGAGCTAGCCCAATAATGAAAGGAACAAACGATATAAGAAATCTTATGGGTGGTGTTATGGGCACGGAGCGCAGGTCAACACAAAGAGAGCTTATTCGTCCCGAAGCACCATCACAAACGCAAAATCTCGCTATGATTCCAGCAGGCATGTCATCAGAAAGAATGGGCCAAATGTTAATAGATATACATTCTAAAATGAACGCTTCAGGCTCAAGCAATATTAGTCCTACTCCCGAAAACGTCAGAGGAACTGGGGCACAGCCCGGAGCTGGTGGTGCATTACCTCCAGATAGACTGGCCGCAGAACTTAAAGGTGTTTCTGGAAAAACAGAATCTACCATTACCATTAAACTTGATTCCGATCAGCCTAAATTTCGAAAGTTTGTTATGGATCTGATTGAACAAGAGGTCCCAAAATATATTAACGGAGAAAATGTTCCAGAGTAGCAGAACATTATCCCGGAGGAAAAATGGCTTCAGAATATAATAGTAGAGAAGGCAACCTACAACTTCCAGATATTATAGCGGAGAACCCTCAAACGCCTAAAGGCAAAAAAACTCGTCAGCTTATACGTTGGAGAGTTCCAGGTTTGGGTTTCGTAGATATGTATATTAACCCGCAACAGATGGATATATCAGAGAAGAAAGTTATCCAAAAGCAGCGTACAAAGGGCGGATTTATTATACAATACTGGGGTGAAGAGCTTACGACTATTAGATTACAGGGGACCACTGGGGCTTCTGGTATCGAGGGTATTAATATTCTACGCAAAGTATATAGAGCAGAGCAGGACTCATTTCAGCAAGTTGCTCAAATGCTTGCTGATAGAGTCAGTTCTTTTTCTGTTGGAGGAAACCTCTCCAGCCTAATAGCTCAAGGAGCTTCACAATCTGGTGGAGGATTTGCTAGCAGTTTAACTGGCGGATTGGTTACAGGTTTACTTGGTGGAAGCTCTTCTCCCGCTACACTTCCCACATTAGGATCGCTTGCCGTATCTGTCGAACTGTACTATCAGGGATGGGTTTTCAAAGGATTTTTTGAGAGCTTTGATGTAAACGAATCAGTATCCAATGGACCTGGCGTTTTTAACTATACCATGTCATTTACTGTTCTTGATAGAAGAGGTGAACGTCTTAATATTATGTCTTATAATCGTAGTCCAGCAATATTGGATCTCGATTCTGGTAAGCCAAAGAGTTATTATAAATCTGATGCTAAAACCACACCAATGAGTTTTGGAGGCACGAAAGAATAATGTCTATTATATTAACGACCCAGCCTAACCTTTCAGATGATAAAACACTAAACATGTTGGGCGATTTTGGCGATGCGATTGGTATTCCAGGATTGCCACAATCCAATAGAGATCGTGGTACCCAAACCTCTTTTGGTGCTCTACAAAGCGATCTTAACAATGTTATAGACAGGTTGACTGGTAGGTCTAATCAGGAGCAGTTTGATCCAAGTTATGTTGGAGATGGGCGTCAGCGCATTCCTGGTGGAGTAGTTCAAGGTGGAAAAGTTCCAGCCCTGGAAGAAGCCAATATTAGGCAAGTATATAGCCAAACCCCACACATAAGTGTTATAATTAAAAAGAAAGCATTTTCGGGATTACAACATCTATATAACCCAACACTAATGGATTCCGCAGAACAATGGCTTTTGAGGGCCATTAAACGTTTGGTTGCGGCCAAGTGCGGAGCGATGGCTATGTATGAGAGGTTGACAAAAATTAAGCGCCTAGAGGAACTGGGCGCAAATCCTGGATTAATTTTGGCATCGTTAGTATCTACTCTTAGTGAAGAAGCTGGGCAAAGCAATTTTTTTACATCCGCGATGCAACTTCAAAGAGCACAATATGATAGACAACCGCCAGATGTTACAACATACTTTATCGATGATGGTTTGCCACTTGTTGAAGAGCTTGGACCTGGCAACGGCATTTTTGAGATAACAGCAATTTCTTCTATTAATACTAGTTTGAATCTAAATGGATCTGGGAGTTGTTCTTTTGAGGTTGAAGATCCATACCGCATCTTAATAGTGGATGAAAATGATATAGAAATGGCTATTAGAGAAACGGCTCTTTCAAGGTTTGTTGATGCTGTGAGTTCAGCTGCTGGACTATCACTGACCACAGCTCAAGCTGCCGACTCGAATCTACAAAAATCAAGGAAAAGTGGAAATAAAAGTGCTATAACATTTTCGGTAGGAGTCGGAAGTAATGCTGGTGTATCGGCCACAATAGATGCAATTGGTTTTGAGTTAACAGAAGATAATCTTAATGATATACCTGATCCACATGAGTTGAGCGCTGGCGAGCAAACGCTATTCAAATCAGTGATGACCAATCTACAAAATTACGAATTTGCGATGAGAAAAAATACTCTTCAGGGATTGGGAAGTTTAAATTCTTCTAAAATTAAGGAAGAGGTTAGATATACGAGAGAAAAACTAAGATTGTATCATATGGGCAAAGCCATAATTCAACCTATGGATTCCGTCCACGTTTTAATAGATGGCGGAACGAGAAGGCTTGGCGAAACCGGTGATATTGAAGATCCAAACGAAAAATTCAATTTTGGTACAGTAACGGGATCACTAAATGCTGCTGGCACTATGCTTGGTTTACAAAATGGAACGCAGGTTGATGATGAGCTTTTAGAGATAGAATGGAGAAAAGAAGGCCAACATATGACATTTAGGGATTTTAAAACCCTACGAACATTACAGGGCAGCGGCGAGGGCGGTATTCATGTTTTTGGTGGTCTGGTAAAAACAGTTACCGATAAGTTTGATGCCGGAACTGGAAAGTTTGTTTTAAATGTTGCTTGTGATTCAAACATGGAGTGGCTTAAAATTTCAAGATTCAACACTTCTCCTTCTTTAGCACAGATCGAGGGTATTATTTATGATCCTCTAACTCCTTTTAAAATTGATGTTGACCCAGCAACGGGTTTGCCATCCAACAAGGTAGAGTTATTGGATGAAAATAAACAAATACTCAGCGGCGGCGCAAACTCTCCAAGAATATATTTCGATACAGGAGAACATACTGGTGTTCAGGCTGTTGATGAAGATAGTATGGCTCAAGATGTTCGTCAGGTTGGTGGCAATATTATTACGTTATATCAACACGCCCCTGGGCTGGTATATAGATGGAAGCCTGGCATTATGACCGCCACTTATAATATGTCCACTACTGATCCAAAAGACGGATCGGCGGTTACATATAGCCAACTCAGAAGAGAAGTTGGATTTTTTAGTTCAAATACGGCATTTGATAATATGGATTCTGCCAACATAATTAGTATTCTTGTAACAGGTTTTCCATATGATCCGGTGCGATTCGTTCAAGCGGCCATGCAAACTGGTGCATTTTCTAAAGACACGTCCTACAATGATTTTAGGCAATTTTTCCATACATTTTTGGATGTTCAGAGATCTCTTAATGTTGTGCAGGGAGGATTTTCTCCATTCAAAACACTACAAATTAGTCCAGCAGATCTGGCTAAAAATTTGCGTATTCAAAGGCAGTTGGTTCAAAAATCTTCTCGTTTGCAGCAGGTGCGAACACAATCAGCAACACTCTCAGATAAATTAGATAATCTTGAGAAAAGTGCAGATCCAAGAGTAAAAAATGCACTCTCTGGAAAAATTGGTGATTTGGCTAAGCAAGAATCAGCGCTATCAGATGAGATTATGGGCTTTGAGGGAGAGGGAGAATTTCTTAAAGGGAGCGCTTTGTACATCGCGGGAAATGATATTACTTTTGAACTGGCTGGCGGAAATGGCAATGTAAAGCTGTTTGGTGATAGGTTGCGGCACGCGGCACTACGAAGAAGAGAAGATATTGTTCGTGGCAAAGATTCAAACTATTTAATCATATCTGATGAGTACGATAAAGATTATGATATTCAAGCATTTATTCTACAGCTTAAGCAGCAAACCTCGGAGATGTGGAAAGGAAAATGGGAAACTCCATACGCCATT